ACTTTTTTACGCAATCTCATAGGTTGCCCAAGTATGGTCTTTTTCACGTTTATCGGTGAAACCATTATCAAATGACCAATAATCTTTATTATTCTTATTAACGAAGTAGATACGGCACTTCTCACCGAGAATGGATCCTACATCATTAGTTGAATAGATCATCTCATCGATGGTAAAGTCCATCAAAGACATTTTTTCTTCATTGGTGTGGATGTACCCAATGTTTGTAGAGATGAAGTAACGATGCATCTTAGGCCTCCATCCATTTTTTGATGGAACCATATTTGAGACCAAGATGATGTTCAAGCACCTCAAAGCCATAGAAGCCAAGTTCACGATGAGTAATGCCTTCTTGTTCAGCAATGATCTCAACTGCACGCTGGTTGGTGCAAAGATGAACTAACTTTTTAATATGTTCTACGTTAAGGAGAAAAGCTTTAAAGTTCTCAGCTTGTTGATTGGCAGTTTCAACAATGAGTGCGTCAAGCATCTTGCTCAGATGATTGAAGTCGCGATCAAACTCCTTGACAGACTCGAACTGGGCATACCGAGGACGGCTACCGTATACGTCCTTGTACAGATCCGAGTAGATGTCACCATCTTTGCTGTTGGTAACTCTATTAATATCAGAAAGAGTAAGCATTTTGATCTCCTTTTCCATTATTAATATACTACATTATAATCAAAATAATGTCAATAATTATTTTTATCAATTAAATCAATAGTTTACATTATAATCTATGGAAAGGTAACCATTTTCAAGTTCGAATCCAGTCTCAGCTTCGGAATCAAACTGCCTACTTATGGTGTTGATCAGATCACTTTTCACCACCTGAACATACATCATGTCGTCACCATTGTTTGTACCGATATAGATGGCTCCCTTGTGAGAGCGAATCTGTTTGATAAGATCTTTAGTAACCATGGCGTTGAATCCTTTCAATACGAGGGCTAATCTTCCATGCCGAGTACTGTACACCATCAATCTGGAAGTACCAGCGACCACCACAACGGTCTTTATTGCCTCTCCATTCCAGCTTGAGAGCTTCAGCTTCACGATAGGGGCTAATACCATGAGTCCATGGACGGCCGGTCTTGAGCTCGAAAGCACCACCAGACATGTTCGTGATCATATCTTCCAGCATGTTTGAACCTTTCTTCATTATGATTAATCTTATCATAGTTTTGATAAAATGTACATAAAAAAATGCATCCAGAATCAGTCCAGATGCATTTTTATTATCCAATGATTTCAATAACTTATTTTTTACGGCCTATATTGTACTTAGTAACTAGGCTCCAGTCGTTCTTTTCTTTGAATGGCAGGATCTTGATCTGGCTCAGAGGAGTCAATGGATCCTTAATCTTGTCTGGTTCTACCACGGCGATCAAGCCCCAGTCTACCAGAAGCTGAGTGATGGCATTTCTACGACCTTTATCTTCATCAGAGAAGTTCGATGGTTTGCCATCAAGAGCAAAGAGCTCTTTGAAGTGAACGATATAATACTTACCTTGCTTGTGCAGGATGTGACACGATTGGTAAAGTGTCTTATCTTTTCTAGAGGCTACGCCGATACGAGTGAGAGTTTCACGTACTTTTAAGAAGTCGTCCTCTTCACCTAATCTTACCTCGACTAAACTATCGATTAAACTCATCTCTTAATTCCACCTTTATCAAGCTTTTTTCTTATTGTTTTTATTTGATCAGGTGTGAGGAGCTCGAGAGCAGTCTTGGCTTTTTGGCGGTTATAGCCAAAGTGTTCCATGATAGCTTCAAGATCTTCATCCTTTTCTTTCTTCACCCACTTTGCAAACCGTTTTCGTGGTCTTACAATATTTATTAAGAAAGAATATTGGAGTTTGTTATCGAGATGGTGATTACAGTTCATCATGTTGGCTGCATGAACTGAATCTGGGAAGTACGATAGAGATTTATTAGTTAACCATGGATTGTAAGTTTTCTCGGCCAGCTTATCGTTCTCTGTACCTTTCATCAAGTTCTTTTTGGTTGTGTTGATGGAGTTTACAAAATCAAAGGGATTCATCACTACGGCCTTTCATAATGACTTCTGCTGACTTATCAAAGAAGTCTGCGCAGGCTTCACATATTTCCAGTGTATGAGCACCTTCAGATGTTTCTAGGCGCATCTCATGTGTCTTATCTGAACTTTTCAATTTCTTGTCACAGACAGGACAACGCTTACGAGACCAGATCATGCAAACTGACAATCAGCCATGATTTCTGTCAGGCATGCAACCAGATTAATTTCCGGATCTGCAGCAAACGCATTTTGATATTGATACTTGGCCAGATGGAGAATCAAGATAGGAACACTACCTGCTTCGATATAAGTTTCAGCTTTATCAAAGAAAGCTCTAAAGAACTCATTGTTATCCATGTCAGATTCGGCAACCCACTTGCGAACCGCAGTGAAGTTCTTATCTTTCATGAATGTGATAAGCTTCTTTAGAGAATCGTCAGAAAAATTACGAAGCAAACCAGAGTCAATTGCTCCAGTCGCACTGTATCTTTGCAACTCATTGATAATTCTACGCCAGTCTGGGAAATGCTTCTTAATAACTTCAACAACGACTGACTTATCATAGGTGACACCTTCTTTATCGAGAATGCTGCAAACACGCTTCATGAACTGCTTGGCAAGATCAGGCAGTTCAGATTTACGAATTTTGAACTTAACAACAGAACAACGAGAATGAAGTGGTTCGATGATACGGTCAACGAAGTTGCAGGTTAGAATGAACCCGCAGTTGGCACTAAATTCTTCCATAAAGTTACGAAGGGCCGGCTGGGTAGACTGAGCATTGAGATAATCAGCCTCATCCAATATAACCATCTTTCTACCGCCAGATAGAGAGACTGAACTGGCAAACCTTGCAATATCATTGCGTAGAGTATCGATGTTGCCATTCATCGATCCATTGATAACAATGTAGTCACAACCTAACTCCTCACACATAGCTTTCGCTACAGTTGTCTTACCAACACCAGCACTGCCGGATAGAATAAGATTTGGAATGTTCTTTTGATCAACAAACTGTTGAAATACTTTTTTCAATTCTTCAGGAAGGATCGTTTCAGCTACAGTCTTTGGACGATACTTCTCGACCCACAAAAATTCTTCAAGCATAATATAAACTCCATCACAAAAAAGTTGCCTGTCGCGAAGTTAGTGCAACCACAGGCTCTGCGGGTATGCAGCATTTCATATTTATCCAGTATAAGTCGAATTCGACTCAACTGCAATCCAATATTCTACGCCTGCGCCCTTGAAGTGGCTTAGGCCTTTAGAAGAGATCTGAACGTTATAGTTACCTGGAAGAAGTTTGATATTGTCTGCACGGAAGACCATACGGAAGTTTGCAGATGTTGTACCAACTTCAACACTGTAAGTATCATGTGTCTTACCATCAGCATCGATAGCTTGGAGATAAATCTTTTCACCATCACCTGCAACAGCGATATGAGGAAGCTGAGATACGCTCAGAGCTTTCATAACTTGGTTCAGAGCTTCTTGAGTAAGAACAAATTCAATCTCAGGATCTGGCAATGCAATATCTTTATCAGGAGCAACTACGATAAGCGATGCATCAGACAGAGCATACTTAAACTTGTTGTTACCTTCACGAATTTCTACAACTGAGTCTTGGATATCAAGTTCAGCTTCATTGAAAAGAGAAAGAGTACCCAAGAAACGCGAGAGATCATAGATGCCAAAAGCTTTTGGAATCTCTTGACCAATGGTTGCTTTGGCCATAACTGACTTTGTGTCAGAGATGGTACGAATAACTTGCCCTGGTTTGAACATGATATTCTTATTGATTGAAGAAAAGTTCTTCAAGATTTGCATTGCATTCGAATCAAACTTCATAATATATCTCCATAATGTTTAACAATTTCACTATACTACAATTTGCAATAAGTGTCAACAATTACTTTTTCTTTTTCAATTGGCCAACGTCAGCAGTTGCAGCTGCGCCGATCTGAGCAAGATCAACTAAGCTACCACCAAAGACGTACATGCCAACGTGTTGTAGTTGCATCCACGGGCAGAACCAAACATGCATACCAGCTTTACGAGTCCACTGGCAGAACATATAGTCTTCCGACAGATAACGATTAGAGTCTGGGCAGATTGGAGTATCAAAGAAAGCCATGATCTGACGTGAACCATCAAAGTGTTCTGTACGTACGTGATCAGGAGTGTAGAGCTGCTCCGGATAAGCTTCTTGGAACTTTTCGAAAGTATTACGACGAATCATCATGAAGCCAGTACCAGCTTCAAGAACTTCTACTGGTTCACCCAACGGGATCTCAGCACGATCGCCAGTTGGATTGAAAACATAATCACCAACATACTTTTCAAGTTGGTTTGCATCATCGTCTGCAAAACCTTTGTCAACTGCCAGCTTAATCTTTTCCCAGCTGATGCACTTCTTAGGATATGGACCAGCAATGATATCGTACTTGTCGTCTTCAGGATTTTCTGACTGAAGAGCTAAGAGTGCAATAACGTCATTAGCATTGAAGCCAATGTCAGAGTCAATGAACATCAAGTGAGTATCACCAGAACGCATGAATTCGTCAGCACAGTAATTGCGTGCACGAGTAATAAGCGATTCATTGAAGAGGAAGTAGAATCTTACTTGGATTCCATAGTGAGTGCAAAGTGCTGAAAGATCAGCGACCGATCTAGCAAACATACCAGCACACTGTCCACCATACATTGGAGCAGCGACAAATAGTTTACGATTTCTTAGAGTTTCAACTGGAACGTTAATTTCAATACTCATAATTTATCCTTATTTTCAAGATCATGTACATGGAGAGCGATAATTGCGTAGTGGATAACCTTCATCAGGTCTTTACGCCAGTCTTCTGGTGTGCCTTTATGGCTATAGCGCTGGGCGTATTTAAGGATATTGCCGATAGTAAAACCAATGCCATGGCCACCATCGATAATAAATTCTGTTGCTTGATAGTTGTTTTGGGAATAATGTTCGCCATAAGTCTTGTCGATATACCGGCGAATTTCTTGAAGGATCCTGTCCTCATTATATTTATACTTAATATCTTCAAGGTGATAAAGTTCTTTTTCTACTTTTTCAAGTTGCTTCATGATAAAAATGCCTCCAAGGTAGCTTTCTCTTCGTATGTTGATTTCTGAGTATGATTATACTGCATTACATAATTAGTGTCAACAAGTTTTCGGTTGCCTTTCAAATATTCTACAACTTCTGTAGCCATATCAGTAGCAGTCTGAACTGGAACATTTTGGCAGATATGATTAGCATTCGATGGGCTAGCATTAACTAATTCAAAGTTATCCGGTAGACCCATGATAGTCATAGCTTCACGATAATTGATATAACGATCCTGTACAGGATGTGTAAGCATTACAGGATAATGACCAACAAATGCGCCGATATAATCGCGAGGGATAATAGTATTACGACGCATAATGCTACCGCCAGCCTTAAGTTTAGCATGGCGTCTATGACACTTTTCAACTTCTCTTTCATAACCATTTGCTTCCATCCACTTTGCTACTTCAAGATAATTTGTTTTTGATTCAATATAAGCTAGAACGTCAGCATTACGAGCAGATTCAGCTGGAATGTTTGCAGCAAACTGAGCGTGAGTGATTCCACCTTCTAATGATTCTAAGATATATCGATAGTAAGGATCATCTTTAGATGGAGTTTTTGGATTGATAGGATCTGTTTGGAAGTTACTAGTAACATTATTAAGCAATTGCTCAATAGGAGTATAAGGACGATTGTAGTAGTTTAGAATAGGAGTTTTGTTTCCTTGCCAGAAGAAATAGAATGAACGTTCGCGTACTTGTGGAACTCCATGCAAAAGGCTCTTGGTGCGATAGACAGTCATTGTATAGCCATTGTCTTCGCCGATTTTCTTCAATTCGTTACGAACTGTATCACCAACTTTACCAGCAAAACCTGGAGCATTCTCACCCCAAAGAACTTTTGGTCTCATAGTTCCTAGAACGTACTTAGTAGTTTCTGACATCCACTTGTTGTTTGGATTGTCGTCACCATATCCATGACTGAGCATCGATAAACCAGCACAAGGACAAACACTGTGTACTACATCAACTGCATACGGATGAGTTCCACCTTGATCTAGAAGAATGTATGGAATATCTTTGTCGTGTACTGTTTTGTAATGATTTACAATGTGTTGATCGTTATTTTGAAATGGTGAATACGATAGAAAGT